CGCAGTCATTACGGGATCAACGGGAAAAAGCGATTTGGCCATTTAATTCCTCCAGGTTATGCCGCAGTGTGCGGGGCTACTATGCAGGTGACGATTCGATCGGCTGCACCGGTTTCAGTAACAATGCCCACAGCTCTCTGACCCGTGGTTGCCAGCACGGCTTTACCATCAGCATCGGCGGTGAACGAGCGGCCGGCGGCGATGGCGCCTGCACATCTGACTTCGGCTTCGCCGAGCAGAACGACGTCCATTCTTTCGCCAGCTGCGATATCGCCAGGCTGTGAAACCACACCAAGCTGGTTAGCGGCAGCTGCGTCAGATTTAAGAGCCTGTTTATCTGCAGTGCCCTGTTTTGCGATCAGATACTGCTTGTTGGCATTTTCGGCCAGGTAGTTTTTGGTCAGGGGGTTGATCATTCTGCACCTCCGGAAACTCTTTCAACGGCGTCAGCGTAGGAAATGACCACGCCTTCACCTTCGAGACGGGCTTTAAGTTTGCCGGCTTTTTCAGCCAGCTGCTTGGGGGTTACGGCGTCAGGTGAAGCAACGGTATCAGGCGCGTATTCGCCGAAGCTGACGACCTGGGGCTGTTTTTCCAGGAACGATTTGAAGAAATCGACCTGGGTTTTCTTTTCGCCGGCAAATTCAACGACGTTGCCTGCATCGAGGCCCATCATGAATTCAACCAGACCGGCTTCGACGGCGGGCACAAGTTTGCCCTTCTTTTTCAGGCCGCCGATGAAACTGGCGAATTCGGCTTTTTTCAGCTCGGCTTCGCGTGTGTTCAGCTTCTGCTCTCTTTCGTTCTGGTTTTTTTCCTTGTCAGCAAGTTCTTTTTCTTTCAATTCGTTCTCCTTTTCTTTGCTGTCATTTCTGGCCGGCGGCTGCGGAGCCTCGACCGCGAATTCGATACAGATTTCCTTTTCGTCGCCGCTGGCGAAGCTCACGGGTTTGAGACCGGAAACTGCCGGCGGGGTGGCGCCAAGGAACCCGACGTGCTTGAGGTAATAGTTGCCTGGCTTCGGGTTGGCCGGGTGGTCAGGCGCAAAAAAGCTGGCCGAAACGTTCTTGTAAAGCCCGGCCGAAACGACGCCGGCGAATTCTTCAACCACGGCTTCGGGTTCAGCTACCAGGCGGCTGTTGGCAAAGTTTAGTGCTTTTACCCAGCCATAAGCGGGGTCTTCGACTTTGGGGTGACCAATCACCAGGGGCGACTGATGCACTGCCGGGTCGTAAGCTTTTGCAATGCTTTCGAGCATTGCGGCGCTGAATTCAATTTCCTGGCCGCTCATGGCCTTGAATTTGCCAGGGCGGAAAATTTCAATGGCTTTCATTCGGTTACCTCACTGGCAGATCAGCGTGCCGGTCGCGGCAGCTGTCCGGCCGATCATGTAAACGTCGGGGGTAAGGGTGCCAACCGTGATCGGGTCTGAAAGTGTCGCGCTGGCTACTTCCGGGTAAGCGGTGCCGCTGGCCACGTTCGACGGGCCGATGTTGGCACCGGCGCCGGGATTAACGTAAACGCGGAACTGCTTGGTGCCGGTCGGCAGGGTCGGAACTTTCACGGCAGCATGCTGCGGAATCGAAAAGGTAGCAGTGGCCGGAACCAGGTAGCCGGCAGTCGGCTGGTTGATAACCGGCACAACATAGTCGGTGCTGGTGGTGCGCTGGCCGTCAGGAATGAAGAATCTGGTTTCCCCGGCAATTGCAGCCACAGCGATACAGAACGCGAGAGCCGCAAGCAGCGGCAACAGACGGAACATTTTTTCTTTCATCAACGCCTCCAGATTTTGGTTAAGTTTGATCGATATGACCAAAATACCGGTCTGGAAGCGTGCGAAACAGGTGAAGCCCTTCAGTAAATCAACGATATTAAAAAATCGTTATTTACTGGCGGGTTTTTGATGGCTCTAAAAACACCCCGGCATTTCGCCGGAAACGTGCCTATTTTTAATCGGGATTAATTTTTGGTAGTTAGAGTCGTCGAAAACGAAAAACGTTTTAAATTCGCCGTATTTTGCGAAGCTATTTTTCTGCCAGGATAAACTTCGATAAAATTTCGACCATATCTTCCAGCGTCGTCGGGTGAATGGTCATGAACGGCCTGGCTGGAATGTCGCCAAATGGTATGGGCACACGACGCTGATGCGCTTTTATGGCAACAGCCGTTTTACCGCCTCTCCCTCTTATCGCTGACCCGCCCAGCGACTTACCGCGACTCCCCTTAATAGTGCGCCCAGAGCTGCTATATTTTGAGTTAAACACAAAATAATTCTGGATGTTGCGAATATGGGCTTTGATCAAAACGTCATGAATGCCGAATTCGCCTTTTTTTGCGCCAAAGTGTTGCGTGGCGGCGTATTCGACGTTGGTGCCGATCTCGACCGATTCTTTATCAGTCTTCGAGTTGATTGAATCGCGCAGCCTGGCAGAATCGACCAGAATCTGATACGGGCCTTTTTTGCCCTGGCGTGCCTTGATCTTTTTGGTGACCGGCGAAAGGGGTTTCCATTTCTTGCTGCCGCCGATGAGGCTATCTGGCGACGAATAGGCGCCGCCTTCTTCAAAGTTATCTTTGATGCCTGCTTTGCTGACTTCGCCGATTCTATGCAGGGCCGGCTGCGGATTGGTCATGTTTCTGACCACCGCATTCAGCAGCTGCTTCACCTGGCTGTTATCAAATTCCAGTTCAATCATTATTCGTTTTTCACTTCTTCCGGCTTGACGCCATGTTTCAGGCAAAGTTCCTGGACACGTTTGTAATGTTTGTCGCGAATCGCTTTGAATTCGGCCGGGTGACTGTCCATGCCGTCCTTGAGATATTTCTTGGCCAACGCGTCGGACTCGGCAATCGATTCATCCAGAATTCGAAGGAATTCTTCCTGAAACTGTTTTTGACTCATCTTTTGCGTCTCCTGTAGCCGAAGCCACCAGCCAAAGCTTTCCTTGCAACCTCAAGATGTTCGTAGAGATCCGGGTTTTGAATCAGCAGCCTGGTATCAATGTTTTCAAGCAAATCGGCGTCGTCAACGATTTTTCCGTTTTTGATCAGCTCGTAGATGAAATTATCGTCAATTCCCCTGAGAATTTCAAGGCCGTGTTTAGAAAACAGCTCCAGGTCAAGAGAACTGAAAGTGTTCTGAGTTTCTGAGCGCGGGTGATTGTGAGTAACAGAAGCGCCATTCAAATCGTCGCCGAGGACATCTGGTTTGACTAAATCTTTTTTGCCATCAATGCGGTAAACATCGCCTGATCTGGCAACAACAACGGCGGCTTCGTGATCCAGCCCGGCAAGTTCTTTTTCATGTTTGATCAAAGTTTGTTCAACCGCGCCTCGATCGGCAGGATCGACTTTGCTGACAAAGCTTACCTGGTTATCGAAGGTCTGCGCCCTGGTGACAATGGTTTCAACCTTTTCTTTTGCCCAGGCCGGGTAATTCTTTGGCTCCGGCAGCCAGGCGTCTTTGCCGGGATTATAATCCCAGCCGTCCGGAACCGTGTGACTTATGAGACCTTTCATTGCATCGCCGTCGCTGATCTTGATGCCTTTACGCTTGAGCTGCCCGGCGGTCATGGCGGTAACTGTGCAGCGGCAGCCCCAGCCGTTGGGCGGGTAGTATTTATCCCAGAACGGGTCGTCATGTGGCAAAACTTTGCCGTGCAGCAAGCGGTGTTCGTCGCGGGTTCTGCCGTCCATGACAGCGACATAACGCCAGTATGGCATCACGTCTGCGGCATCTTTCATGCCTTTGTATTGGCCGGCCATGGCAGCGGTGCGCATGTTGGTCTGGTAGATGGTTCGCAGTCGCCAGGGCGCGGAAAGATCAACCTCTTTCTGCGTGCCGTCAGGGCGGTCGATGATCTTTTTGCCCCACCAGCCTTTTTTCTCAAGCAGTGGCTGCAGCTCCTTCTTGAAGCTTTCGAGACTCTGGCCGGTCTGTTGTGCCTTTTCAACTGCCTTGCGAATATCGACAAGCACATCAAGACCGGTAACCCCGGCGACAGTGAAGGCGCGGGTATGGGCTTCGCGTTTCATTTCGTGCCAGTCGAAGCTAACTTTGTAGCCTTTTTGCTCAAAGTATTTAATCGCATCTTCGGGCGGCAGGTTGAAGGCCGCTTTTAAAATTGCGGCATCATCTGGCATTCAGGCGCCCCCAGACGGCGGCAACAAAATATGCCCGTTCAAGCATTTCTGTAAGCGCATCGAATGACAGGCCGTCATAAGTTTCAACCAGGTCAGCCATGATCTGTTCGTAACTCTGGCCATTCTCGATCAGCTTGATGATCGGGGCCAACATGCCTTCGGCCTGTTTCTGCAATTCTGCAGGGTTAAGATCATCGATCAGATTTTCGACTGCAGCACGCGTTCTGACGGCTTTTGCCTCTTCAGGTGCCGGCATGCCGAGTGCTTTTCTGACGTCTGCAGCAATCTGCTCGGGGTTTAAGGCAAAATTCATCGGACGGCCCGGTGGTGGCTGATCGGTTGGGGTTGTATCAACCAGGTCGAAATCATCTTCCTGCAGGTTGTATTCGCGCATGAAATAGCCCTTCTTGAACTTAACCCCGGCCTGGCCGAGTTTGGTGTCGCGGTCAGCTTTCCGGGTAAGATCTTCAGGTTCTTCGAAATTGCGCCACAACTGCGGGTAAGGTGCGCCCGGCATGTTCAGGTCGATTATCCATTTAACCAGGGTGTTATTTAAAACTTCGCAAAGCGCGTCAGCGTCAGATTTTGCTGTCTCAAGCCGCACTTCGTTGCCAACCTGGTCACGGGCGTTGCTGCCGCCGGTGCCACTCTGGTTCGTCGTTCCGGTTTCGCCCAGGACAACTTCAGAAATCTGCTCGTCCATGTATCTGACAAGCTTTTCGTAAGTATCGATACCGCTGCGGGCCGCTTCGAGAAGTGAGACTTCCATGCCCTGCGGCACGGTTATGCCCGAATCGTTGGCGATAGCTTCAAGAGCTTCACGCAGAATTCTGCGCTCATCGCTCGATGCGGAAGCCGGGTATTTGCCGATTGTTGTGGGTGTGCCGTATTTATCACAGAAAACCAGCCAGAAGGTTATGCCTTTGCGCTTGAAGAATACCGGCCAGAACAGACTGTTTCCAAGTGCGAAACCGTATGGATTTTCGTAGCGTTCGTCGAAAGTAAACTTGATGAACTTGCGTTCTGGCAGGGCTTCGCCCTTGAACGGGTCGGCGGTCGTCAACAGGCGCAGCTCATAACCCTGCTCGCCGATGGTGAATGTGAAGCGCTGCTGCTTACGAAAGCGGATTTCGGCAGGTCTGATACTGCCGTCTTCTTCGTCGACCGCCCACATGACTTCGCCGACCGAAAAGCCTTTGTTGATTCCGTCGAGAAAGCCCTTGGTCACCCGGTCAAAGTTCAGTTTGGAAATATGTTTTCGCAGCAGCTCGGCAGCGGCGTCGGCTTCCGGCGAATTGTCGGCTTCGTTAACAATCCATTCGCGGGCCGTTACGGCACGCTTGCGTTTGTCGAGGACGGTTCTGACGTGCGCGTCGCTTTCGAGGTCTTCATAAATCTCAAGACCCTTGGCGCCGCCACGGGCCTGAATAACCTTGTCAGGGTTCGGAAAGACGCCACCGAAAAGCGGTATCTCGTCGCGGGCGGAGGCGATTTCGACAGTCAGATTCTGGGGTAAGGTTTTTGCCTGGTCTTTCTTTTTCTTTGCCATATCAGCCTCCAATAAAATCAGCCAGCCCGGCCCTGGTGGACTCACGCGGCCTTATGCTTTCAAACTCGATCACGACCGATTCCTGCAGGGTTGCAAACCATGCGAGACAATAGCCGATCGCGCCGTCACCATGGCGCTTCTCGCCATTCACGCCTTTTCGGTGAGCACCTTCCGGCACTTTCGGAATACCCTTTTCAGTCTTAACCATCCTGTGGTCGGCTTTGATGTCAGGGTCATCGGTAACAATTATCTGACGGTCTTCCAGGGCGCTTTTGTATTTCGGCATGTTTTCGCCATACCATTGCTGCGAAAGCATTACCTGCGCAATGCGTGCCTGGCCATATCGCTGCATTGAAACTTCGGCGAGATACTGGCCGTTGCCTCTGGCGTCGTGAGCGCCGAACATAAAATTCGGAAGCGCATCGACCGTGTAAAAAAGTATTTCACGCTGCTGTGTGAAAGGCACATTCTTCATTTCGATAATGAAAGGCGTTTTGCGCAGCAGGTTTTCGACAGTAAGCGGCACAAACACTGACAAGTCGCCAGACCTGGCAAAGTCAAAGCCGTAATATGAAAGAATCCGGCCCCTGGAATTGCTCTTCAGGGCATTGATAACCGGTTCGATGTTTGCTTTCCACCAGATCTGGCAGGCAAGGGTTCTTTCTTCTTCCGGCCGCACGGTAAATTCGTCTTTGAATGAAAGGCGGAAAACCGGAATGCCTGGCTGCATCACCGACTCAAGCAGCACGTTCGAGAAATACAGGCCACTTCCCCTGTTCGGGATGCAGAAAAGTTCTTCGTCGGCTCCGTCGCCGTAAAATTCGATGATCTCTTTTCGCCAGGCAACCTCTTTCTCTTTTGTCCATTCGACGCCCATTTTCAGGCAGATGCGCTTATAAAGGCCATCGGCCAGAGCATCGTCAAAGGTTACGGTATGCAGGCTGTATTTAAGCTTGCCCTCTTCAATCGCCTTGCATAACTCGTTGAACGGATTGTCTTCACCGTCATGGGTCGAAATGATGCAGACCCGGCCGCCCCAGATCAGCATTGCCATGGCCGCTTTGATAAGACCTTCGAGGTCGTCGTGAAACGCGGCTTCGTCGATGATGATCAGACCCTGCTTGCCGCGCAGGTTCGAGGGCCGCGATGAAAGGGCGTTTACACGTTTGCCTGATGCAAAGGTGATGCGGAAGGTAAGAATATCTTTGTCTTCGTCATCAATGGCGATTTCTTCGATCTCGCCGGCAGCCAGGTTGTAGTTCTTGGCCCAGAAAGCGACATCTCTGATGAATTCCTGGGACATGTCTTTATTGTAGCCGATATACCAGGAATCCATGCCGGAAGCGGCGGCAGCGGTCAAAGCCGACTCAGCCGCCTGGCCCCACGAAAGACCGATACGACGTGATTTGCGGATAACCCGCACAGGCGATTTATCCGCAATCCATCGTTGCTGGTAACCAAGTAATACAGCTGGTGCCGTCATTCCGCTATTCCCAGAATTTTGCTGCGGATCATCTGAACCGCTTCATCCGAAAGGCCGCTCTTTTTGGCGACCTTTTCAACCGCCTCGGCAGCCTGAATGGTT